CTGACCATCAAGCCTTCCTTGTTCTCAATGAGCCAGTCGGTGGTTATTCTGCTCTGCCCACCCCTGAACCCTTTGGTATGTGAAAGGAAGAGCAGCTTGTTCATGTTTGTGAAGCCGTTCCTGTCCTTCACAATGACTTTTTGGACATACGATTCCCCTTCTTCATTTGGGTCATCGAAGGCTCCTATCTTATTGTTGATGTTGAATTCGCATCCAAGTATGGGTTTAATACCTGCTGCCTTGCACTTCTGGAAGAACTCCAAAGAACCAGATACGTTCGACCTGTCCGTAATGGCCATGGCAGGATGTCCAAGGTCTTTGGCCCGCTTGACATAATCCGCTATGGATCCAGCGCCTCTTAGCACGCTATGGAACGTGTGTATACCGAATGTGACAAGGGGCTTGAACAACTCCTCCTTGTCAACCTCTGCGGATTTGACCTTAGAGAAATCCGCCTTTTCCTCCGAGCCTGACTTGAATCCAAGAACACCAAGCTCTTGCAACTTGAAGAAGCATCGCACCACGGCCTCCGTATCCACCAGAGCGTCGTGGGCCTCTTCAAACTTGGTCCCGAAGAGCTTTACGTGAAGCTCTTCCATCGAAGGCCACTTATATCTCCCGCCCCATCCTTTCAGCTTACAAAAGTCCGTGGTCAACTTCATAGTACACACCTTCTCGATGTGCTCTATCGGGTCGTTCTCTCCTGCTCGAATGAATTCAGAACCGACCACGTTCTGGTCGAACTGTATGTTGTGCGCAATGAGATACTTGTTCCTCTTCAGTGCCTCCCTGAAAAGATCAAGAGCCTTCTTTATGGGTATACCCTTTTCATTGGCTCGTTCATTCGTGATCCTGTGTACCTTGATGGCTTCTGCCGGAATAGTGAAGCCGTCCGGCTTGATAAGATAGTTATGAGCAGCGGTCTTATTGCCGTTCTCATCACATTCTATCCATGCGATCTGAACAACCCTCGCAGTGCCCCAAACAGCAAGATTGGAGGGAGGCTGATTGTACTGGTTATTAAGGGGTTTGCCAGTAGTCTCAGTATCGAAGAAAATGTACATGGGCTCTATTTCAAGAACCCAAATATACCAATCTTAATCAGAAATGTAAATGGGTGCCGACCTATTATACCTTTATGACGGCCTCGTCATGGACATTGAAACCAACAGCCAAACACATCAGTGTTGACAACTTTGTTTTGCTTCCGTTGGGAGAAACCAGATCGATGACATACTCAACAAGCTGACCGTCATGATGATGGTCTCCCTTTTGAGTGAACTTGATCTTGAACCCCTTGAGCAGTTCCAGCGTCTTGTACAAGGGTCTTTTGGGATATTCTCCTTTAAGATACTCCTTTATGACATCGGCTTTTGTACAATCACTCCGCCCCAAGCTGTCTCTCGCATCTTCTATATGCTCCTCATCTATTATTGAAGAATTGCCATTCAATATGTCATCAACATCGATGAGCTTTTTCATCTTGAAATACCAGTCGTCTATTACGACCCAAGCCGCCTCAAATAGGTGCTCAACTTGTTTTGGCGCTAGAACGATGTGCTCTTTCATGTCACTTTGTTGGTTTTTTCCATATGCTCAGCCACCACCTCCAAACGAGTAAGAAGATTTTTCATCCTGCTGGTTGGCTTTTGAACACTGGCAGCCGCGTAATTTTCATTCCTTCCGTAACTCATTGTCTTTCGTATTTGGATGCGAATATACGAAAACGGATCGAAACCCAAGTTCAGTACTCCCCATCGTAGTCCTGCCTCTGTTTCAGGAGCTTAACCCTTATGTCATAAAGCATTTCGATCATTTTCATGATCTTCTTTCTGGCTCTTACGCCAGCCTGCTTGGTCTTGGTCGGGCCATAGAACTTGAGGAAGTCCTTTTCGACCTGAGCGATGACATCCTTCATGTCCTCCCAGTCCCAAAGGGCCTTATGATAGTCGTTGACATTGTTCAGCCTCTTCTTCATTCCACTATGTCCTCGTCTGACTGTTCTTCTATTTCAGCATTATCTGGCAACACCAAGTCATCTACATCCTCTATCCCCTGCTGCTCCATTCTCTCTATCAACTCAGCCAGCTTGCTTGTGTGTTCGTTGTAATCCTGTAAAAGAGGATTATCGGAATCGGCCACGAGCGGCGACTCTTTGATCATCTTTCTTCCCGTGTTTGGAATGCCGCCGAACTTTTTCTGGAAGGCGGTGAACAAAGAGTCCGTACCCTTCATTATCTCATTTCCCTTTTCGACTATACTGTTCTTCTCCTCTCTCTGTGTCTCAATGACCTTCGCCTCCTTTTCATCGTCCTCGAACAATTGGTCTATCCTTCTTTCAAACGGAATTACCCTGCTTTCACCAAGAGCCATTTCAGGAGCCGATTTCGCTTCCCCTCCTCCTGTTGATGGGGCTGCTCCTCCAGCCGAAGGCGCTCCACCTGCCGATGGTTCTGTTCCACCTCCGCTTTCCATTCCTCCGATATCAGGAAGGTCGCCTCCCATTCCGCCTCCAGAGCCGTCATCGCCCAGTGCGCTTGAAGCGTTAAAGCCGCCTTCACCTTCGCCACCGCCGCCTTCGCCTCCTGTACCTCCATTGGGGTCAGCGCCAGCTATCTCATATTTGCTGTCTATGTCCTTGAAGATTCCTGTCTTCCTGTAGGTTTCCGGAGCAGCATCGATCTCGGCAAACAACTTCTTCTCGACCTTCTTCTGCTTAAGCATCTTCTTGATATCGTTCTTCGAGAATCCAAGTATGTTCTCCATCACCCACGTCCACGATGCGAAGCTGTTCGCATCCATGCTATGCCATTCCTTGGCCACCTCCAAGCGGGCCTTCATGATCTCAAGCTTCATCAACTCCAACTGAGTGGACGGATTGTTCAGTCTGAGTTCAAAGTTCTCATAGTCGTCCTTGTACCCAAGGAACAGAAGGTGGATCTTCGCTACACGCGTCAACTCCATCAAGATGCTCTCTTGGAATCCGATGATCGTTCTTGCGAACCTGATATCGGACTGCGACAAAGTCGTTCCTCCCTGTAATCCTTCGGCAAAATTGAGATATGCCTTTGGCACCACTAGCGAACAGAACAGTTTGTTCTCAAGGTATTGGATGTCTTGGATATCTCCGAGGTTTGAATTGTATGTAAATACCTGACAATCAAGAGCAAACGTATGATAATTATGATACTGCTCTTGTCCATCTATCGTCAACGTTCCTGTGTCCTGACGATCCTCCAACCACTCAACAGAAACAACCTTGTGGTTGAAGAAGTCCACCTTCTTGGTGAAATCCCTCCAGTTCTTGTATCCGAAGGACACAACCATCTTGTTCAGGTTGTTATGAGTGAAACCACCCTTCATTTTGGTCAACTGCTTATTGCCAGAGTTGAGTGTCATGAACTCCTGCATGAATGCCGAACCCGGCTCGTTGAGGCGCACCAATATCTCCGCTCCGTTCAGGCCCGACTTGCACATGCTGACCACCAACTGCAACATGGGTTCCGTATACTTGAGCTTCTGCTTGGCCGTAACCGCCTCGCGAATGCCTCCAACCTGCCACTGCTTCTTTGCGTTCTTGCTCTGTCTCTCCCGGAACTCAGGTGTATTCTGTGTGACTTTTAACGCCTTGGATGTCTTCCCGTAGAACTTCTTTTTGAAGCATTCGTCCTTCATCAGTTCTTGAAGTGCGAGCGTGCCCTTGTAGAAGTTCTCTTTGGCCACCTTTCGTTTTGATACAAGCTCTTCTGGGGCAATATTGCCCCAATATTCCTTCAGGCCATCCCTTCTATTTTGCTTCCATTCATTGGTTACCTCGGCGCCATAGAACTCATACATTTCTTGAACATGGTCCTGATGATAGTAAAAGTGGTCCTTCGAATTCATATAGCACAAGTTACTTGGCTCATTATTGTACCGATCGAAGTCCTTATGATGAATGGTAGCCTTGTCCAAACTGGCATATTCTTGAAGGTAAGAAACTTCCTCATGTTCGCCTCTCTTTTTGAAGAAATTGGCAACCATACGGTGAGTGTACCTCCAATCGTTGATACTATGGTCGAACACCATCTCATAGGTGTTTCTATTCCTCTTTCCTGCACCTTTGATGATATCCCGCTTCGTATTAAAGCTCCACAGTGACTCCCCCAACAAGTCCTTTGCTTCCTTCTTTCCATTGAATTTCGTGGGGAACTTGTGATCCGGAGTGACCACCATGGTCTCGCCATTATCGAGCGTCAACTTCACGACTTGAGTATTTTTTCGGGTCACGCCCGCCCATGTGATGGGTCCGGGCACCATTTTACCCGTCTTTGGGTCTATTGAGTAAGCCCAAAGCTCTTTTCCTGCCTCGTACTCTTTGATGATCTCGTTCAACTCCAGCGTTCTCCCATCAAGCAAGGGTATTTTAGTGTCCAATGCCAGACATGCTCCCGGCAACGTGTCTATTCTTGAGTGGTGCTCTCCACGCACTGGCAGGAAGAAGTCTTCCGTTACGTTCTGTGGATTGTACTTGAAATCCTTGTTCCCAGTTCTTTGGTCGACGATGGCAGCCTTCTTCACCGAACGCTGCATTGCCTGAATGTAAGGCCCGACATCAGCCATGTCCAAGTTGCCAACCTCTATGTAGAACACCCTTCTATCAGGAGCACGGGTTATACGATACACAAGTAGCGCATCTTCGGCAAGTTGTAGTTGCTTCCAAGTCTTTCTGGCCGCATCCAATATGGACCTTCCATAAGGTATTCTCTTGGTGTCCTCAAGAAGCCTGAAGTGAGCGACTTGGAACTCTTCGAAGTATTCTCCAAGGGTATCCGACCTGAATCGGACAGATGCCAGATTATTGTCATAGCCCTCTTCCCTGAACACTTCAGCAACAGGAAGATCTCGTATCCCAACGATTCCTTCATCCTTATTAACGTTCAAGTAGACAAAGTGATCCCCATATTTCAAGGTCTCCCTTATCCATAGCTTCATCATGAAATTCGCGTTGAGCCTGTTCACGAACAGGTCTTTCAACGCGGCTTTCACTCGGTCTTGATCCGAGTAGATCTGCAATATTTCACCATACTCATTCGGAGTAAGACACTCATCGCGCATGATGTTCAACGCCTGTCTCACTTCAGGAGAGTGGTCCATCGCCTCATAGTCCTGATATGCGCTTATGCGATCGGTATCAAAATAGATGGTCCTAGAATAGATGTCATTCGTGATCTTATGGACCTGCATGTCGAGGAACCGCTGCTGAGCATCCTCTCTGCTTGATCCATATCCACCACGCGCATCAAGCACCTGCGTTCTGTTGGTTTGGGTTGTCTGTGGGTCCGGCTGTACACCTTTATCCTTACGCAGTGCATCCAATACACCAATGAATATGTTCTCTCTTTTTTCAGCCATAGCTTAATATAATCACATGAAGTTCAAAAACGTTACCCTATCAGCCAAGAAGTGTCATTTGGGTCATCTTGGTCCATAGCATTGCCATCCCTGAAGAAAAACAGGCCTGTGTTCTTCTCAAAGGCCTCTCTTCTGGCCTTTTCCTCTGCTTTCAATTCATCTTTTGTCAAGTTCTTTCCATACATCGGTGATGTTGATACGGTAAAGGCATCAAGCATGGCTCGTGTCATGTTGTTGCTTATGGCCAGATTGCTGTATTCCGTTTGTCTGATGTACAGTCCTATACCGAAGGCCATGATCAAGTCATCATTGTATCCGGGTTCCGCATTGGCTATCACCCTCTCCTGTTTGGTCTCCATCACCCATGTATTGAATTCGTTCATCAACCTCTTCGAGTTGATCTTTACCACTTCTTCACGCATAGCCGTTCTTATGGCGTCAACAACCATCACCTTTGACTGGAATGTGGTCTGAAATCCGGGTATGCTCTTGCCTTGTTCAACAACAAAGTCCTCATAATCAGTTGGTCTAACGTGTATCTGTTTGAAGCTCTTGCTATGGAACATCCTTTTTGAACTGTACTTCAGCCTTCTCTCAAGCTTGTAAGTCGTAGCCAGTCCCATGCTGTTGCACTCAACCACCACATAGGCCTCATTGTACACCAAACCCGCCGCATATATCACATCAGCGAACATATCGGGGTCTATCTTCCCTTGATATTCCGCTACTTGCTCCAGTGTATTCACGTCGATTATCTGGATGGTGCTATAGTCATTTCCATCACCTCGTGCCACGTCGCAATTGTGTGTCACTATGTTTCTACACATGAATGTGTGGGATTTTGTCTCGAAATTCATCACGGTACCGCTATACCTCTTTTTGGTTACTTTTTTTACTCTCATGTATATTTTGGACATGTCCTTGCTGAAAAAGCAATTACTGATTATCCTATTGTTCTGCTCTGAGAAATCATGCTCATACCCAATTAGATTGGCCAGCTTGATTGAATCATGGTTCGCAAGGTTCAGTGAAAAAGTTTTCTTTGTTTTGTGTATACTGTGTATTCCTTTTTTGGAAAACATGGCCACACCTTCATCTCTCAATAAGTTCAAACAAGAGATTATGCCTAAAGAAAAGAGCATGTCTTGAATTCCTTCCAATAATTCAAGCGAAATGCTAGTGAACGACATTTTGGAATTGTTATTTTTTCTGTCCTTTCTGTTCGCTCTTATCCAGCAGCCATCTCCCTCCAAATAGCCGCGAATAAGCTGCACTTTGAACTCTGGCTTTATCATTTTGACCCAATCTGGGATGCGCTTTTTTTGAGCGCCACTTCCAAATACACTGCGCAAAAACGAATGAACTTCACGACTCGTGAATAATGTTTTTATCGTATTGTAATCACATTCTTGAATAGTGACAGATCTGTCATATTTTGATATCACATGCTTTATTTTTTGAGCGTAGTGTTTCTCTTTGATGCTGTGGGCTGTCTCTATGTTATAGGCATATCCATTTTTAGTCGCCCACCCTTCGGCAAGCCACATTCCAACAAACCACCAGAAATCAGCGTCCAATAATGGACATTTTATGGAATGATCATATCTGACATCACCAGAGTTCTCAATCCATTTTTTAGACATTTCTTCATCACTCCAGCCCTTTACATTGAATCTGTTCGGTATCTCCAGCCAATCGCCTTCATTCACTTCAGAAGCTGGCTTGAAATCCATTTTCAAATCCCAAAACCTCTCATTGAAACGATAGACATCATGTGTCTTGTTATAATTTCTCTTCAATTCGCAACTCGTAGATGCCCATATAGGATGATTGCCAGTGAATGTTGTACTTCTGAATGAGTTGGATGGCAATATTTCAATGACATCACCCTGATAGTCTTTCGTAATCTGTATGTTTTTGATTTCTGTCAATTTTCCATCTATATCCACAAGCATGTCACCGATTCCCACATCTTCTATCTTTTTTAGTCCAGAATCCGTCAATATCATTTCTCCTACTGGAAGGCATGAAACGACATAACTTCCTGACGGCTCAGGCTTCTTCCAAACCCAGAATTCATTTTCCTTTTCCGTAAAAGCACGCATCTTGTAGTTGAAATAGCATATAGGTTCTATCTTCTCTTTGTCGATCTTTTCACGATACTTGTTGACTATCAACTCATCAACAGCAAGAAGCTTTGAACCAAGGAAAGAAAGGTCCAACTCCTGAGCGATCTTGACCGAATCATAGTTGAACTGCTGTCTCTGCTCCTCATACCAAGGGCTCCACAGTATGAGCTTTCCGTTCTCTTCGATGTGTCTTAGACCTCTTGCGCAGAAAGGGTTCTCAGACCAGTGTACACGTATGCTATTGAACAGGGATTTCTTCTGTTCAGCAGCTACCCAGTATTCATGGAAAACGTTACCTGAACCGAACGGCGTAGAGATCATGATACAATCTCCTCGCGACATGCTCAAGGCTGGTGATATGGCCGTCCATATGGATTTGTCCTTTTCAACGAATGCAAACTCGTCCAATACAACAAGGCTCAAGCTCTCACCTCTTCCGGCCTGAGCGGAGGCAGCCAACGCCATGGCCCAAGAAGAGTTCGCCATATCTATTCTGGTATCATTCCACTTCACACTGCCGTTTTCATCACCCCCTTTGGGCTTCAAAAACCTAGGCGTATTGGTGATGAAGCTTTTCACATGAGACAGGAATCGTTTTGCTCCAACGGCATTGTTGGCCATGATAAGCACCCTCTCATCGCTTTTGAACAGAATGCGCCAAGCAACATATGCAGCGGTTATAACACTAATCCCGGTGTTATGTGTTAATAGACCATCTACAAAGAAGTTTTCGTTCTTCTCTACAGAAATATCATAGCACTTTAAGACTCTTGTGGTCTCTATTTTTTTGACTATCGCTCCTGCCTTTACGTTGTGCTTTCCATTACGAATGATATCCAAATGTTCCTGTCTTACTTTTCCGTATATCCCTATCTGATGGATAAATCTCGCCACACTCTTAGAATGTGTAACTCGAAGCTTGAAGAACCTGTTTTTCTGAAGCTTCATATTCTTTACTTCATATATGTTGGAAGAAATTCCAAATTTGTTGAGCAAAGACTTGACTTGGTGCATGAACTCCAAGTTCGGGCTGGCTATTCCAAGTTCGATTCTTTTTGCGGCATTCTTCTTCATGATGGATATCCATCCATCTCCTGCGAACATCCTGTTCAACAACAGAGCAACAGATCTCTTGCTCCATTGAAACACCTCTTCTGGAAGAGACTTTTCGGCTGATAACTTGCCAGCTATGTTCTTCGTTTTGCACCATTCCATCACAGGATTTACTGTGTTAACCCCGTGCTTTTGTGCTGGCATATAATCATATCCATTAAGCTTTGGTATGCGACTTACATGAAGCGATGGAAACATATCGTTCACACTCTCTTCGAACTCGGCTAGATATTCCAGATTATTGTTCGTGAACTTTACTTGCTTCTTCGTCGTTCCATCTGTTATCAGATATGCGAGCAACTTAATCTCGCTATCGGATGGAACTTGGTCGCCAAATCCAATGTTGTCATTCAATATTTCATCACCCCTGACTATATCCTTTGCTTTTACAAACCCCTTGCCTTTGACGTAAAATGGATGATTCTCTCCAACCTCAAAATTGCGGGTATCCTGAAGCTTGAATTTCACACATTGTCTATCCCCGCTGCACCAAGCATCATATACCTTATCTACTTCCATACGACCATTTTTCAAATCATATGAAAACACGGCATCACCAACCTGTAGGTCCTGTATTTTTCTAGGACCAGTAGGTGTGTCCACGAAGGTGTCTTCAGGTAAACACTGGCGGCTCTTCAATATGATATTGAAGGCATGCGTCAGATATTGATCAATAACGTTCTCCTGATACGGGAAGCATTGAATGTTGTCGAACCTTTGTGTCACCACATTGAAGGCGACCGCATAATTGTTGATAAAGTAGACAGGGTCGAGCATGCATTTAAGCAACTCCTCATCCCTCTCTGCTTGAGTGGCTAAGTCCCAATTTCTCATATGGATGTACGCTACAGTACATCCATAAATAGCTTTTCAAGCTCAAAGAACTTGTAAATCAAGCGATAACATCAAATCCCCACATAAATGTTGGCTATCGTACCAGCAGAGGTCACATCATAAACATCGCTGATGTAGATCATGTTCGTGGTGGTGTTGTTCATGTACAACTGATAACGACCCGTGTCATCGGGCACGAAATTCACCGCGAATATCCCTCTTGCTGCATCATACAAAGAGGTGTTAACCGTCAAGGCATAGGCCGATCCATTTCTGTAAAGAACGGTATCGAACGTAGCCGCTGATACAGGGGAATTGTTCTGATCTACAGAAACAACTTGCTCATAGATGGTTTGTCCAGTTAAGTATGGCATCCATCATAAATAGGACGACCATCTTTTCAGTCATCATCAGATGAAAAATCATGCTCCGGATCCGTGCCAGCAGGGGGAAGGTCAAACCCTATTCTTCCCCCGGATGCATCCCCTCCCATCCTATCCTGTATGGCATAGCCCTTTTTCATGTCCTCCATGGAGCTAATATCGCTCTTGATCTCGTTCTCTATCCACTTGACCGTGATCTTCGCATCAAATGATTGCGCTCGCAGCACGAGCATGTGAACAACGTTGTATATGTAAGCCCCAGTGCGTTTTTCACCATGAAGAAGGTTGACTATTCTGTCATCCGTGAATGCATCCACGATCTTCTGATCGGTTATACCGCACTCCAAACGAAGCGATTTCTTGATGATGCCCTTGACGTTGTCCCTATTGATCTTGCTGAAGTTCAAAATCCTGTGGAATCGACCCGGACGCTGAGCAGCCATGTCCAAAAGGTGGTTGGAATTGGTTGTGGCAATGAAGCCCACATCCTTGGCGATCTTCTTGGCCCCGTCCATAACATCCAAGAAAATGCCAAGATTGTGCGTGTATGACCCGGAGTTCCTATTACCTAACATCAGGTCTATGTCATCCAGTAGCACAAGAGATGGCGACAGATAGGATGCGAACTGAATGCAGTCCGACATGTACTCATCGATGCTTATCTTGATGATGGTCACCCCTTTTTCCAACAACTCATTGGCTATGGCGGTGGTCATTTCCGTTTTGCAAGTGCCCGGAGGCCCGACCATCAGATAACGCAACATGTTATTGCTCTTATCAAAGACGTCAATGAACATCTTGCAATCATGCATTTGAGCATCGGGTATGAAGACATCATCGAATGTCGTCTTCTTCAAGTTGAACTTCTCCCAATACACCCCCATTTTCAGGTCAATGCACTTTCCCTTCAGATCACTGACATCCAAGGCCAATTGAAGAAACAGGTTGTATATCTCTTCACCCGTCATTGACAGCGGCTCCTTGGAGGAGATGTTGGCATAGTAATATATCTTGCTGTCCCAAGCCTTCTCCCAATTGAAGTAGAAAGAGAAGTTTTGATTCTTGAACGTGAACGTAACGACCCTGTTGGGGTCCTCTTTTTCCGTGATCTTCAACGAGGAGCAGTGGGCCATCTTCGTGGTGTAGAACTCCATGTTGCTGATCTCCATCAGCTTGGCCACGACATGGTTGTTGTTCACCGTGTTAAAAAAGTTCTCAAACACGGTCTGTATAAGGGGAGTGATGTTCCTAGTGAACCTGATGGGCTCTTTAGGGACATTGGTCTTCCCGAATTTCTTGGTGACGTTGACAAGCTGTTCGTTCAACTTAACGCCTGCAACGATGTCCTTTGATTTTGACAAACGACCCTCCCCTTTGGTTGCCATATAGGATTGCACTTTTCATCAAAAGTACAACATATTTGCCAATATGCAACAAACAATCAAAAGAAGCCGCCGCCAAATGATTCTCCCCCAGCGGAGGGCACCTCCAATACAAGTCCATAGTCGTCGATGAACAATATGTCCAATGGCGAACTGACAGTATCAGATGGTATTTCCAATATGAAACCAGACTGCTCTTCAATAGACAGGTTTATATCATCCAAAGCCATGTTATTGCTGTGTTAGTAAGGCTCTTACCCTGATGTTGTCAGCCAAGCTTGCTGGCGTGTATCGAATATAGGTCGTCTCATTAGACTTATCAGCCGTAGTGAAAGCCACCCAATTGGACCCGCCATCCGTAGATCTTTCCCAAGTACCAGTAGGCGTACTTGAATCATCATCCACAAGAGAGCCTCCGCTTACAGCATCATACAATCTCACTCTCAGTGTTGGGACCGTCCCTCCAAAAGCAGTCGAATGTCTCCAAGCAAATCGCTTGTTCACAATGTCAGAATTAGCAGCGGATGGTTGATAATGGCTGTCCGTTGTTTCGTCCTCGTATGTCACCGTGACCCCATGTATCCTTGCTGCATTGCAATTATTGCTTATGGTCTTGAACTCGAACATGATCTGGATCGATGAAGCTGGTGCCACGCCGCTGATATCCCCAGAATTGTCCAACAGTGTCCATGACCCTGAGTTGTCAGATATACCATTGGTTCTATAGTATGTCCTGAACGGATCGAGGACAACTCCATAGTTGATATCCCCGATCTGATCCATGTGATTCACGCTTATTCTGTTGAACTTGGATACGTTAGGAGTTGATATCTCCGGTGTTATCAATCGCTCTCCAGTTGTGGCCGCATACTCCCAATCAGCGCCCAATGGTGTGGCATACAACTGGTTGATGGCAGCCGTTGCTCCAACTCTGGCCATGTATGCTAAACCGCCTTCTACCCAAGTTGACATGATCGATGCGCTTATCGATGGCACAGGGGAAAGATCACTATTAGCTAATGACTGATCCTGTTGCTTGGTGTCTATCAGGAAGATGTGATCCAACTCATCCGAGGTAGTGTTATATCTCGATATGTAACTTCTTGCTCCGGCAGTTCCTGTTGAGTTTATGACAAGCCTATCGAGATAATCAACACCTTCAACAGCCGATAGAGCGGCAGTTGCGAGAAATGATGATGTGCCGCCCGGAGGTATTTCAACCATAGCATCCGACGTCCACGTGCTTGACCCCGCCGTTATGCCAGATAGAGTAGCTCGATAAATCCTTGTGGTTGTAACAAAATACAATGATTGAACTCCTTGTGCGGGTCCGTGATTAGCAGTGAATAATCTTCCATTATTGCTCTGAGATACAGTGCCTGTTACGCTTTGTGTTCCTGATGAAAGGATAATGGCTGCTCCGGACTTTCCGGATGCAAGGCTTGTCAAGGATGCTCGTAGGTTGTATTTATAGACCCTTGGGTTGGCTGCTGAATCTATGACATATGCATTGTGTAATGTCCACGACGTTTTGTCTTCAAACGCTACGCCACACGAAGACGTGTTCACTTGCGTACCCGCTCCATCACCCAAAAAATAAACAGCTTTTAGGTTATCGGTTGTTGTTGCTGCTGGCACTGTGGTACCTGCTACTGCAAAGTCATCGAAATTCAATCCCTTTGTCAAAAACAAGCCTCCGTTCGTTGCCGTGGCGTTCGTATTGGCGGTTATCAATCTTATCTCTTCGATAACGTATGATGTACCTCCAGCGATTGTCCCGGCGTTTGTAGATAACGTTATGGATGTGTTCGAATTTATGGCCGTTACCAAGTACCAAGTTTCGACCTGACTTGGTTCTGTAACGCCAAAACCTATCCTACTACCAACCGCCAGCCTACTGTTCGTCCAATCCGTTCCTGTTCCTGTTACGGCTGTTCCAGCAACAGATACCGTACCAGCCGTGTAAACGTCTACTGAGACCCTGAATCCTCTTACAGTATGGTTCGTGGCAGTAGGATATGTTAGTGTTACAAACCCCTTCGAATTGAAGGTATTTGTTGTTCTATCATAGGTATAAAGAAGACATCTTCTTGTCGCCGCAGCAGTAGCGTTATCTATCAGGAAAACCCAATCCAATGTATTGGTCCACCTATACACATACGGGAATATTCCGGGTATCGCTGTGGAAAATTCCATTGGCCTTGCCAATGCTGTTTTGAACGGACCAGCAAAATTATCTGTTGCTGTGGCTCCTGTATAGATGCGCATCAAACGACCAAGTGTCGTTGTACTTGCACTATATGTCGGATATGTCACATAGTTGGTAGTATTGAATCTATGTTCTACGGCCCTTAGCATGTTAGCTTAATTTTGTTACGTTCAGAATGAGTGTGACCTTCTTTACAGTGGACACACTATCCACATTGATAGTAAATATGTCTCCTGAATTAAAGGAGGTTGTCCAAGTTGTCAGGTTATTGTCCTGATTTTTGTTCGATGACGATAGGGTAGGTTTTTCCGAACCTGCTATCGTATCCGCCACAGTAGGAGGGAAACTGGCATATGGCGCTTTCCAAACATCAATCACTATATCTCCGGTTTCATGTGCTATTATGGTCCATGAATTGATGGTTCCGCTATATGGAGCTATCAGATACCCCTTTTGTCCAGTTGATATGACACTTGCTCCACCATCCATGGAAAAACTTATTCCACCATTATTAAGTTGAGTTGTATTTCCACCAAGGAGATAGCTCAAATCGGTCGCTCCGGAATATAACGTCGTTGCAGAGACGCTGGTTCCAGAAACGGATGAAGCGGTAACAGCCGTGAATACGGGCGAGCCGATGACTCCGATTATTGGCCTTGAAGGAGTTCCTCCTGTGTAAGCGTTCACCCCCGGAGCGACGAACGTGCTCGGTCCGAACAAAGTTCCAAGATTCGCGCTTCCAGAGAAGAATGTCGTTGCAGAAATGCTGGCTGCAATTACAGAAGAAGTAGCACTTAGCGAATTGAAGGTGACATCGCTATTCGTCGCTAATCCCAGAAGAGTCCTTATACTTGAAGTATTTCCTGTAGAAATCTCAAATCCAGTTCGAGACATCTCCGCCGTTCCATTCCACAGATAGAAGACACTTGTGTCTATGCCGACAAATACTGGTTTTATCAATCCTCCACCTGTTGGAGGCGATGGATTCAAAACTCCGGGCGTCTTTGTCAGGTAGTATGTAACCCCTTGTGCTAGGGCGGGAAGGATCGTTGTCAAAAGAGACAGGTCACAATACCCTTCTGTTGTCAGTTCAAACGAGTCTACATCGATCACGTCTGTTACCATTCCAACAACCTTGCTCTCTTCGAGCGAGTTTGAATTTGCAACAGTATACTCTCCATTTGTTCTTATGTACACAAGAGAACCAATGCTTAAGCCATGAGACGCCTGTCTTAAGTTTGATTTGTAAGTTCTACTTGGGTCAATTGACAGTGAAGAAAGAATGTCGTTGAAAGAAGTCGAACCAGAATAGAACGAAGCTCCTGATATGCTCGTACCGCTTACAGAAGAAGCGGTCACTGCGGTGAACACCGGAGAGCCAATAACGCCTACAATAGGTCTAGTTGCCGTTCCTCCTGTGTAAGCGTTCACTCCGGGGGCAACGAAGGTCGAAGGCCCGAACAGGGAGCCAATATTTGTACTTCCAGAGAAGAGCGTTGTTGCGGAGACGCTCGTACCACTTACAGAAGAAGCTGTTACGGCGGTAAACACAGGAGAGCCAATGACGCCAACAATGGGTCTTGAAGGAGTTCCTCCCGTGTAGGCATTGACACCCGGAGCAACGAACGTACTTGGTCCGAACAGGCCGCTTAGATCACTTGAACCAGAGAAGAAGGTCGTAGCCGATACACTCGTTCCAGAAACAGAGGAAGCAGTTACCGCTGTGAACACAGGAGAGCCAACAACCCCTACAATAGGTCTACTTGCTGTTCCTCCTGTGTAAGCATTCACCCCCGGAGCAACGAATGTTGAAGAACCGAACAAGCCGCTCAGGTCGCTACTTCCAGAGAAGAAGGTCGTTGCAGAGACGCTTGTACCGCTTACGGACGAAGCGGTAACCGCCGTGAACACCGGAGAGCCTACAACGTTGATCACAGGAGCGCTTGGTGTACCTCCAGTTGTGATATTTACTCCCGGTTTGACATATGTTGGAGAACCATTTCCTTGTCCCAGCAAAGCACTTAGGTCAGTCGATCCAGAGAAGAATGTCGTCGCAGAGACGCTTGTACCGCTTACGGACGAAGCGGTAACCGCCGTGAACACAGGAGATCCAATAACACCAACGATGGGTCTTGAAGCAGTTCCTCCTGTGTAAGCATTGACACCCGGAGCAACGAACGTGCTTGGGCCGAACAGTCCGCTCAGGTCGCTTGAACCAGAGAAGATCGTCGTTGCAGAAATGCTTGTGCCGCTTACGAACGAAGCCGTCACCCCCGTGAACACGGGAGAACCGATGACACCAACGATCGGCCTTGAAGCCGTTCCTCCCGTGTAAGCATTCACGCCCGGAGCAACGAATGTTGAAGGACCGAAGAGTCCGCTCAGATCGCTGCTTCCAGAGAAGATCGTCGTAGCGGAAACACTCGTTCCCGAAACAGACGACGCAGTAACCGCAGTGAACACGGGAGAACCGATGACACCAACGATCGGCCTTGAAGCCGTTCCTCCCGTGTAAGCATTGACACCCGGAGCAACGAACGTGCTTGGGCCGAACAAGCTGTTCAGGTCGCTGTTTCCAGAGAATATGGTTGTTGCAGAGATGCTTGTTCCGCTAACAGAAGAGGCGGTCACCGCCGTGAAAACAGGCGAACCGATAACGCCTACGATTGGCCTTGAAACTGTTCCTCCCGTGTAAGAGTTGACCCCCGGAGCAACAAATGTTGAAGGACCGAAGAGTCCGCTCAGGTCGCTGCTTCCAGAGAAGAACGTCGTCGCAGAGACGCTTGTACCGCTTACAGATGAAGCAGTAACCCCAGTGAACACCGGAGAGCCTACAACACCAACGATTGGCCTTGAAGAAGTTCCTCCCGTGTAAGCATTCACTCCGGGGGCCACAAATGTGCTTGGACCGAATAGAGAACCAATATTTGTGTTTCCGGAGAAGATGGTAGTTGCAGAGATGCTCGAACCCGAAATGGAAGACGCCGTGATTGCCGTAAAAACGGGGGAACCGATCACAGATACAATCGGACGATAAGCAGTTCCTCCTGTTGCTATGTTCGTTCCGGGTTGAACAAACAAATCGCCTGTATTCGCTCCCTCAATGGAGCCATCGCCTGTGATATTCAACACACGATCAGCGTCGCCGACGAGCAGAGTCAAATATCGATCATCGGTCAATTCCTCGGTCGTACGTAGACGCAACTTGTCATCTTCACTAAAGTCGAGCAATCCAAAATTGGTATCGACATATCGAAGCAATTGTGAACCCGTTACCTTTTCGTGTCCATCCGTCTCCTGATAGATCGGGAAAGCGTGACCATCCAATGCGCGTCCATCGTGATTCGGAAGCAGGTCAGTCCTTGTCTGCTTGCCATCGAATATGGATTGAAGCGAAGTGGACCCAGAGAACAGCGTCGTCGCTGATATGCTCGTGCCCGAAACGGAAGATGCGGTCACAGCGGTGAATACAGGAGAGCCGATGACTCCTACTATTGGTCTAGTCGCTGTTCCTCCTGTGTAAGCATTAACCCCCGGAGCAACGAATGTGCTCGGTCCGAACAGGGCGCCCAAATTGGTTGAGCCCGAGAAGAGAGTTGTTGCAGATATGCTTGTTCCTGAAACTGATGAAGCAGTTACTGCGGTGAACACAGGAGAGCCTATAACATTTATTATTGGTCTGCTAGCAGTTCCTCCTGTTGTTATGTTTATTCCTGACTGAACGAATGTACTTGGGCCAAAAATGGTTCCGATATCCGTGCTACCAGAATAAATGGTCGTAGCAGAGATTGAAGTCACTCCAGAGTACAGGCCAGACACATAGTCATATTGATCCTGTGTAAGGTGATAGAACTCACCTACAACACCATCTCCACCCTGTAAACCTGTCAACCCACTGTGAGGCGGAGTTGGCCTGAAGTAAATTCCCATCTATTTGCCCTTTGGAATAAATAGAAGACTACAAGAACCAAAAAAGTTTCGCTACTGTATTTATGAGAAACCAAAACACAGATACACATGGCAGACATGTTTCGTCCAGTTCCTATTGACCAAGAGCCTCTCTTGCAGAATAGGTTCGCATTGGAATTTCCAACTGAACTTGGCATAGACCAGTTCATTGTTCAAACAGCCAAAAAGCCGTCCTTGAACATCAACCCAGTCGAGATCCCATACATGAATACTTCTTCATGGGTCGCTGGTCGCGCCGTGTGGCAACAAATGGAGATCAGCTTCATTGATGTCATTGGCCCCTCCACCACTCAGAAGGTCATGGAATGGGTGAACCTTCACTACGAGTCTTCAACTGGCCGTGCTGGTTATGCAGTCGGTTACAAGAAGAACTTGGTCCTTAAGGCCCTTGATGGACCCGGTGTTGAAGTGCAAAAGTGGACCCTTATCGGTTGCCAGATCGTATCGGTTGACTTCGATCAATTCGACTACGGTACCGACGAAGTGGTCAAGATCTCTGTCACGCTTCAGCCTGACAGATGCATTCTGTCCAACTAATTAGCACACCATGGGGTCATGGCTGGAGCATTGCGGGTATACAGGCGTTTCTACCATATCGGCATTGCTATAGATCATAGCGCTTCATACACTTTGATAGATCCGACTTCCTTATCTGCCACTGTAAGGAACGTAACACTTGGAAATCTGATCGTCGAAGCCGATGCTACGATCGTACAGGATTCGACTGGGCTGTACTATGCTGACCTTACGTCCAGCTTGTATAATTCAAGCTATGAATATGAAGTACAATGGACGGTCAAGTACATCCCAGTAGCTCCGACAACTGCGGTCTACACAAGATTCAGGTTCCCACTCAACGCGGGAACGACCAGCGGTCTGGTCATAAGAGAATTGGACGTTGTCATGGATAATCAACTTCCACTTGAATTGTCCATAGAATCCAGAACTCTTGACTATGTTATAGAAGCAACCCCTTAAGTCATGCCTCTAAGCAAAAGAGATTTCACCATCAAGCGCAATGATACTCTGCCATCATTGCGCTTGAGCATTTTCGACCGAGGCTCCCTTGGAAGGGTAGAGCCGTTCGATCTTACAGGAGCCACTGGCGTTACGTTCACGATGATCGATTCCGAAGGAAACTACAAGGTGGCAAAGAAAGACGCCGTAATATCATGCTCATCCGGAGGCACCATACAGTATAATTGGGCTGCGGAGGACACCGATGAAAGCGGAATCTTCAAAGGAGAGTTCCAACTCAATTACTCTGATGGAGGGCGGTTGACCATTCCCCAACAAGGCTTCATCACCATAGAAGTGTTCAAGGACATCACGTTCGACTGATGCAACAGATCAGGGCAATCATACGTAAGACGTTGTTGGAAATGGCTTGGACAGGACCAAAACGCGTGGCTTTGCTTCGGCAAATGCAAGACCCTGATATTCAGCGTTACATCGCCATGGTGGACGCTGCGACCACGGAAAGGGAGCTTAATGCACTGGACGCTTATTCGATCATTCCGAACCTTCGGGACAGAAAGGATATCATTGGTGACACCACGCTTAATTGGGCGATCTTTGACCTTGTAAGAGGCAAGGAATCGGAATTAAGAAAGGAGAAAAAGGCCAGAGAACGCGCAGCTATCGATGCTCGAAAAGCTGAGCGTACAGCAAAGAAGGATGCTGTGGCTGCGAAGGTCCAGCAAGCATTCAACAACCCCATCCTACTGGACGCCCTGAACAAGATCGGCGCTGGATTCCACGAAAGCATCAAGCAGGAACAGATTCAGCGCGAAACGAATTTCGTGCAGCGCTTCTTCACCGATGGAAAGTTCAATCAAGTTGAACCGGATTGGAGAACAAATAAGCGCGAATACGACATCTATCGAAGCATCCATTCGCGTGCGGCCATTTACTTCAAGGACAAACGTGGCGTCGATTACTACTCTTCAGAGTATAAGGTCGATTACCTGATGGACGGTTGGGAAAAGAAGATAGAGTTTGATGCCAACCGTCGAGCCACCGCTATCGTTGAATCTTGGAAACAGAAGATGGCGCTCAAGCTTGGCGAGGTCGTGGACCGAAAAGGCGGGGCTGATATCAAGGTCATGGATAATGACCGAGCTTGGAACAATTACATGACATTCAAATTCAGCGATGGATCAAGCTTCTACATGAAGACGCAGCCAGTACACGCTGTAAGCAAGCTGGGAACCCATTTCACTCGATTCCCGACCACCTTCCACAATGTGATGTTCCATGATGGGACACGAATGGACAAGCCTTCCTCCGAAAGGATGCAGGCTGAATTCGGCATATCGGACAAGACGGCAAGCGTCTCAGGGGAGGCCTAATCTCTTATCGTACGGAACGTCAGGTTCACTCTGGGTTTGAATATACCCTTTCGCTTGGGCACTTCATGTTCCCACTTGTGCTGCGTTTCCCCGGACATGATCAGCAGACTGCCGTGCGTCAACTCCACGGACCTTACCATGCTTTTGTCCTCCAAATGCCTTAGGCGGAACGTCCTTGTGGTGCCCAAGCTTATCGAAGCAATGGTCGGGTTTTCCCCAAGCTCTCGCTCGTCATCGCTGTGCCATGCCACTCCATCATCGCCATTTCGATAAAGGTTCAGCAGAACGCTGGAAAAGGTGGTTCCCGCCTTTTCTTCCACTGCCGCCTTGACCTTCAACAGCGTGTCGGTCCACTTTTTCGGCCTCAATGGAATGCCGGAGTACGTATAGGACTTATCGACATCCCCATACCAAGCCGTCAGGCGAGGGATGTCCACGAACCTTCCGTACATCCTGATCTTCTCCTGCTTCCACTTGATCTCCTTGAGAAGGGTGGACAAAAGCGCATCGCTTTCCTCCCTGCTGAAAAAGCCGGGGTAAAAGAACGACTCCCCATCCTTGGGGAGAACGTTATTATTCAAAGGCGCGTCCGGGTCGTCGAAAAGCGAGAGTTCCACTTCGCTAATTTACGGAACCTCGCTGACAACTTCAAGCCTGTATGCCTTGCCTCGACCCCGCTTTTCTTCCGCCTTCATGCCGTAAGTGAAGCACATGTCCAACAGGAAATAAGCGTTCCATATAAACGTGAACTCTCCATCCTCGCTGTCGAACCAACCCCAATAATCCGGATTTGCGGGGGCCTTGGGTCCGGTTAGATGCTTTGGGACTTCTTGGTCTTCCGAGACACGCATGGTCACCTCTACGATATCGCTTGCCTTGTTGCCGTACAGCGATGCCGTCTTTGGATGAATGCCAAAGTGCCGATAGATGCCGCCCTCAAAGACGGCTGTTTTTTGAATGGCTCCATTGTCTTTATTGATTGCCCTGAACTTGCCCAAAACGCTGGCCGTGATACGGACATGGATCGCAATCGCAAGCACGACCCGCCTGAGGCACTTGTCGATTGCGTTGATGGCGCCTGCTTTTCTGTACTTCGCTGATGCCAAGCGCAACTCCTGTTTCAGCAACGATGGCAGGGACAGGAGCTTCATTCGCGGCTCCTTGAACAGCGCCAACGGCTCCTCCGATGAGTTGTGGCTTCACAGTGGATTGATAGACCGCCTTTGTGGTTCCCACGACCCCATCGTTCCAGATGTCGTGCCAAACGGTCGTCGACTTCTGATATGGACAATAGCAATGGCGCTCTTGTGCGTGCTTGCGTTCACGGTCAAGTTGGCGCTGCTCCTTCTTGCTGAGCACCTTGGTCGTATCGGCACCAGCTTGAGGGTTGTAATACTCCTGTGCGGACATGGACAGAGCACAGAACATAAGCAGGATAAGAATGGTGTTTCGCATTGTCATGGCCTTTGTGGTTATTATACGGATGTGGGCAGAAAATGTTGCACCAAATGACGAAAGGGCCTTTCGGCCCTCTCGTTTTTCTCTTGTCTTTGAGCTTAGAACTCTTCGAAGTTCGCACTTGCGTGAGATATATCTCTTGTGCTTTTCCATACGAATCGCATACTTCCACAATCCCATATACGATCCATGCCAAGTAGTTGGGCGATATCCCATTCGGTAAGCACTTTGGCCTGCTCCGCATTGATTACACCCAAATTGACCGCCTTTTTAACAAGAACATCCTTCCTGAATTTGAACCTGTGATATCTGGTCATGTAATCTCCTTTGTTGAAGTACCAATAGTTAGGTCGGCTGAATCCATCGAATTTGAACCCGTTCTTGGCGTAAACAGTAGAATCGGGAGCATAACCGCTCCATCGAATGTCAGCAAAAGTTGTTATCTCCACTGGATTATACTGCTCAATGAATGTCTTCAACAATCTTGAGAACGAACCGCTCACCTGATGTTCGATTGTATTACAAAATCTTATAAGCTCATATGAACCGTCGTCTCCAACTTTATTTCCAAGTGATATTCTTTTTCCCCCAAACGTCATTATCGATACAATGGCTCCATCGTACAGCAGACCAAGTGCTACCTTCGATGGAGCGTCCCCTTGAATATGGTTCTTCTTTAGAAATGCTCTTTTCTGTTCGAAATTCAATTCCACTACATCGCACTTTCTTGCGCCAATTTTCACCTGCGTTACGCCCAACATTGACATTAACCTGCTTTCCACTATCTCTGGACTCTTGATCACTTCATCCTCGAACACGTGCAATAACCTTATTCCTTTTGCTTGTGCCATCATCGTCTTTCCGATGTGGTATTCCTTTTCCTTTTCCCCCGCCCTTTCCGAATGGAAATAATTGCCGTTCATCTCTATGGCCAAACCTAGGTCCTCGATTACAAAATCAAGCTCATATCCATCTATATGTCTTCTTGAATTCTCAACGAATCTAACACCTTCTCTCTTCAATATCCCCCTTATCAGTTCGTGAGTTCTTGGGCTCTTTGGAGATGGATAACACACCCTGCATATGGGTATCGTAGGATTGCAGAACTTCCTCTTAAACTCATTGTTACATTTCAGGCACCTGAATTCATAATCAATGTAGTCCCCACTCTCATACGAAGGGCTTCTGAAACCAACGAACTCACCGATAAGTTCTATGTCGTTCGAACCAAGCTGGCTAATCAGATCATATTGCTTGGTCCTCTCCAACCTGTCCCTCCACGTTTGCGTGATCCTCTTCTTTCCTTCATTCGTATGATTGTAATGCTCCGCACCATATCTCTCTATATTGGTGCTCTTGAGTTTTTCCATGAACTCCCATTTTTTCAAAGGACTATCAACACCATGGTTATTTTTGAGCGTTCTTCTAGCTTTTTCAACAAAAGCCTTGTCCTTCATGGCATGATCATGACCAAACCTCTTCAACATAGTCTTACTTGCCTTATCTCTGTTATTAAAGTTAGCATTACCATGACGTTTAAGCTTTGTACTTCTTGAAAGATTGTAATTGTTGAATGCCTTGTCCCCGTACCTCTCCAATTTCGTCGCAGCTATTTTGTCATTTCTCTCATGACCGCGCTCCCTCAAAGCCTTTCTCATCTCATTTGCAGCCTTGTCGCGAATACTCTTTATCTGGAACGATGTCTCCACCCCATACTTCTCCATCATGACTATTTTTGACCTTTGTATCCTCTCTTCAATGTTCTCCGGCTTGTTCTGCCACTCCTTCCTACAAACATCCGAACAGAACGTTCTTTCCCGCTTTATCCTTTCCTCAAACTCTGTGGCACATAACCTGCATGTTCTTTTCTCATATGTCTTTCTTCTTTTGAGAACCGACGAGCATTCACGAGAACAGGTGGCCGTACCCTTGAACTTGGTCGATTCTCCACAGACCTGACATTTACCTGTTTCTATAACTGACATGTCACCTACGATTGTTGTTGAATACAAATATAAATAGTTAAAATAAGCAATGAGAAACAAAAAAGGCCCCTGAGGGCCTTTTCTGCTTGTCTGTACTTGGTTTGCTTAGAACTCTTCGAAGTTCGCGCCCGTAGGCAGAATCTGGAATGTCAGGTCGATGAATTCGGCCACTCTTGTAGGCTTGATCTGGATCTTTCCGATCAACATGTTCCTGTCGATGGTGTCAGGCGTGTTGTTGCTGTCGTCCATCGTGACCTTGAAGCCGCTGATACCACGCTGGTTCTGGATCTGAAGGAGGATCGGCTCCACCTTTGCCAAGAACTGATCGCGCAACGTCTGGTCGTTCTGCTCGAACACCAAGGTGATCGAAGCTGCTGCAACAAGTCTTTCGATGCGGAGCAACAGTCTGCGAACGTTGATGCGGTCGAGAGCGCTTTCCTTGACCTGCAAGGTCTTCTGTCCCCAGATAAGCACGCCGTTCTGAGTGCTGTCCGTGATCGGGTTGATCCTACCGTTGTAGAGAACGTCTCTCTGAGGCTTGGTCAGACGAACGTCGGCCCTGATCACATTGCTAGGCATGGTACCTCTCAGAGCACCAGCAGGAGCGAACCAGCTTTGGTACCTGTTATCGGTGTAGGCCATGCTGCGAACAACAGCGAAGGTTGGTGGCATGTACACATAACGGCTGGTGTTCACATCGGCAACTTGGATCCAAGGCCAGTATGTACCTGCGTATGTTGAATCGATACCAGTTACGTCGAGAGCTTCAACCACTTGGTCGGCAGTTCCCTTCGTTTCGCCAACGGTCACACGAGGTGCATCGATGACATAGAACATGTCCGCACGTTCTTCAACCATGTTGAGCGCGTATTTCACAAGTTCTTCGTTGTTCTCGAAGTCAATGCCTGATGTGGCCAAGAGGTTCACATCAACGCTGGCATCACTTTCGAACACATCAATAGCATCCTTATAGGCTTCGATGTTGGAGGTCTCACCAGCCGCAAACTCTTCGTAAGCATAGGTGTAAGTCTTGTACTTGTTCCATCCATCGAATCCGCCGTAAGGCATGACCGTGAACTTCAACTTGTTCCTGTCGGTGACACCAGCAGAGTTGGTGTAGCCAGTCAACGATGCGATCGTTCCAGTTGCAAACTCGCCACCTGTACCAGCGCCGCTCTCCATGTGGAAGCCAAGCGTGGTGGTTTTGCCAGTCGTGATAGCTCCCTGATATTGGAAGATATCATGCTCAACGTTCTGTGCAGCGTTACGAACACCAACAGCCGATGCGGTCAAGGCAGTGTAGCCAAGCTCGGATACACCCATGTATGTCTTAGGCACGGAATCACCGCTGAAGTAGGTCGTCTTGTAATAAATGTTCGGAGCCAGAGTAACAGTATTTCCGCTCACATCAAGTGAGGTAGTGCTCCTCAGTTCGTATCCACGGAAACCAGCAGGCACCGTATCGATCGGCCAAGAATCGGCCATTTCGATCTCGATAAAGTTGGACTTCCTTGGGTATGGCTCATCACCAACAGAACCGATGATCCTCTCAATATACCTCGTGCTCTCTGGATTAAGAGAAAGCCTTGAGAACCTCTCAACGATGTTGAAAGATGAAGCATCGTTCAGGTCGTAGTAACGAACTGCAATATCGAACAAGTTGTTGTTCAGGTCGATATTGGTGATCGAGATCTTCAACTCCCTGTTCGAAGCATCGCCATCGCTACGCGTGTGAACCTTGAAGAGGTTCTTCACCGTTCCACCGATAACACGCGATACGATCCAAGGGGTCTTGGCGTTCGTGTAAGAACCAGTGTAATCGGAATAGTTTACGTTCGTATTTGGGATGTAAACCAATCTTGGCAGAATGCCTGCTATCTCTCCACGAGCGGCTGCTTCACGTACGAAGTGCGGGAAGATGCTCTCAACATACAGGTTGGTCGTGCCATCAATGACCTTTGGGCTCTTGCCAAGGTTCTTGGCCAAGTAGTCCGTTTTGGTTTCATCCAAGGAGACCGACAGATAAGAGGGCGTTGCAGCCGTCAAAGGACCAGTCGTAGCGCTAAGCGTGAAGCTGGCCAATGGCGAACCGGAAACAGACTGCCAGTTACCAAGGATCAAGTCGGTCTGTGTGCTGAAATAAGGGACTCCGTTGTTGTCGGTCTTCGACCTGATGATGGCCAGCGTAGCACCAGACTTCGAACCAGCAGCGGTGTTAGCCGTAAAGTCAGCAACGATCATCCAAGCGGGCGTGTTGGTGAATCCATCCAAACCAAGAACCCTGCTTACAAACAATTCACTGGACTGCGTCAAGAACGCATCAGTGATGTATGTAGCTGGATATTCCCAGTTCGTGCCACCGAACCTCAGAACGTTCTCATCGGCAGTTGAAATCTTGATAGCCTCGAATGCAGGTCCCTTCGGGAACTTTCCTACAACGGCCAATTTGGTAGTACCTATCCTTGAGGCAAAGGCGGTGAAGTCTTGTTCGGTGGTGTAGACACCCGGTGAGACGAATACTGTTGCCATGTCTTATTATGGGTTTTCTTTTTGGTTGGTTCGGTCCCTTTCTACAAATCGATGTTCTCCTCGGAAAAGTCGATCGTATTGCTCATAAATAGGCGCAATTTCCATTGACACCAAAGCATCTCGCTTCTTTCCCTAAAAAGGAATGTGGGGCCCCTATTGAAGGCCCCACATTCCTTTGAACGAAGATCATTTTGTTATCTGCTACAGGTATAAGCGTTTATCTGTATTTCACTTCGAAACGACCCTTGGTCTGTCTTGCCACAGAAGTCTTTCTCACTGCGAAAGTGGCCTGCGGAGTAGCTGCGGAATACACCGAAGGGTTAGCTGCAAAGTTGCCCTGATTATAGGTGAATCCAGTGTCAACTCTCTGGCTTGCAGCAACGGATAAGCCGTCATTGAAGGTGTACGATGTTACGACCGTAGCTGCTGTATTAGCGGACAACGTAGCCAAATAAGCCGCCCTATCAGAAGCAACGAAATTGCTTATGACCATGTTGTTCTTCACCGCGTTGATATCCGTGACCTCATTGATGTTAAGAGACTCAAACGGCAATAGCTTCACTTTTTTCATCTTCCCCTGTACTTTGTAGAATACAGTGGCCGACCTAGTTCTGTTATTGGTTACTTTCATTGGTTGGTAGGTTTGTTCTCATCTAAATAGAAAGAAAAGCTCGGTCATCCTTTCGTTTCAGAGATTTTAATCGACACCTTGGTCACCCCGTTCACTTTTTCAAAATCCTTGGGGTCAATGAGCTTGCCAAATACGGTTATCGGAACGGAAACTTGGAATATCCTTTCGTCATTCACATCAACCTGATTGTTCTCAGAAGGATCGCTCATCACGCTCCTTATCTGGTAACCATTGATGTTCATATACCCCTGTCTGCTGCTGTAGAACTCTCCGATGACCTTTTCATAGAACCTATTGGTATCGATTATGTAGGATGATACGAACCGTACCTCATAATCAATGTCCACATAGGAGGGCTGAGGTATCTTGTAGAGGTCATACTCCTTTGTCGTCCCATTGAACTTGGCCACCTTCACATAGGTGAACTTCTTTTTCACTGGAATGGTCCTCTTCAGTGGTGAAGTTCCTTGCTTGACCCCCTTTCTCACAATGGCTATGAAGGGTCTGGATATTTCCTCTCCCTGTTCATTGGTCATGTTCTTCCAAAACTGCTTGCGCTCAGCCCAAAGTTCTTGGCTCACCCATATGATAGGCACGGTACGCATGTTATCATTGGTGTCAGACAACGAGAAGTTGGAGGACTTGAAGAAATCAAGAAGCCCCTTGTCAAAGTCCAAGATCTCCAGCTTCTGAGGCAGGAACCCGCTGTTCTCGAACTGCTTATCAAGCTGCCTGCCTATATTGTCGTTAATGCTCATTTTAACCTTTCCTATAAATAGGATTTGCTTATTTGAAGGGATCGCTTACCTTCGCTTCGGTTTTTGCCCTTCCATAAGCCTGTTTCTTTTACTCAGGGGGTTTGATTCAGACGGAAGGGATTTTGCACTGCACGTGGAAGACCACACAAGGGCAAAATGGACCTCAACTCTTCAGAGCTTAAAGGCCTGAAGGGGGAAAGGGGGTTTCATTTTGCCCTTGGCAAGCCAAGGGTTTTTCCCTGTTTTGGAAGATCACCGCGTTTTAAGAACTAGGATCGGATAGGAAACTAGATACAGTAAGAAGAACCATGTTAGTATCAACGCGCCTTGAACCTGTCTTCGTCGACCTCGTGTGCAGTTACCGTAATGGCGAATCTTCTGTCACCCAAGAAAGACGACTCATTGTTCAATTGTGAGAAACCATCATCGACAATGTGGAAATATTGCCCTTTGAACATGATGAAATCTCCCGGCTTCATGTCAAGCTGGACATGTTGTCCGTCCCTCTTTATCAGCAGACCAAGTTCTACCAAGTGTTCCAAGTAGATATGTGCCGTCAGTGTTCCAACACCTCTTTTCATGATACCTCCCTCGGTCTGTTGACCAACTGGCACAGATTCGATATTCAATCTTCCGAACACTTCAATGGGCTCCTTGTACACCTTCCTCTTGGACTCCCCATAGAAGTTCTGAGTTGTCTTCAACATGTCTATACGATACAGGATGAAACTCTCCTTGAGCCACCCCTCTGAGACTTCACGACCCATGGAACTCCAGTATGCAACATCCTCATCACCAAAAAAGATGCTTACCCCTTTTGGTTTGAGTTCGTGTTCGCCCTGTTCTTCCGGTTGCCCCTGTATTTCGTTGATGTCAGACATCTTTCATCAGAATGTGTAGATACCCATTGGTGTAAAACCAAGAGACTTGTTGATGGATTCCTGTATAGCAGCGCGTTTTTCCATGATCTTCTCGTATGAGAGTTCTTCAAGGTCTTTCTCAAGCTTTGCGAACAGCTTTTCGGATTCCTTGTCATACAAGGCCATCAATGCATCTCCGTTCAGCACGATCTCTCCGCCCGGAATGGGTATCTTATCGGTCCTTCCACGAATAAGGGCCAATGTTCTTGCGCAAAGTGCGAATGCGTATTTCTTTACCCAGTTCTTGCCCACCGAGTTCATCTGCGCATATGAGATGAACTGTAAGTTGGCATCTGCCGGAGATGCCACCAATCCATTGCCATACACCCCTGTCGTACTTGCCGTATATCCGGGGTTGGCGCTATTTCCTGAAAACAGTGGATTACCATAGAAGCCAGCCCTGTCGTAGTAATAATAGAATACAGTACCCGGCGTATTGGCTGCTGAGCCTATGCCTAGAGAACTGCCTGTTGTTCCATTTCTGTTCGTAGGTATCGGATACAATCTCAACTTCCTCTGTCCATCTGGTCCTCCATGCAACGAATAAGAGTACTCGGCACCACGCACCCTGTTTCGAAGTTCTGCGGCTTGGGCCGTCAGGATCGTATCGAATACTGGCATGACATGGTAAAGTGTATGCCCAGCGAAGGATGCACCGAACTCACTGAACGCGATGTTCGTGTTTGCATGCGGGTCAAGTCCGAACAGGTTGATGAAAGATGGAGTGAACCAAAGCACTTCATTGACCTCCCTTCCAGCCGGAATAAGATAGTCTTGTGTGCCTCCAGTCAGCGTGATACTTCCCAGCTTGTACTCCTTTTGGCTGTTCGCACCCAAACCCGCCTGTTCAGCAATGTGGGTGGCGAAACTCTGTTCAAAGTACAAGGAGTTCGAAACATACTTGAGGGTGAAATCTATCTCATTGGGCAAGCCAAGCATTTCACCTAGCTTGTTCCTCAAGAACCAATCGTTTATGTAGCTTGAATATTCCTGAATAGCAGAGCATATGGAGTTCTCGATGTGTTCATCGTGAAGCTCCACAGTAACGATCTTTGCACCGAAGTCACGGCGAATACGGTTTATGATCTCCGCCTTCTCCGTATCGGTGATACCACTAAGACATCCGATTATCTCGCAACTCATATCAGATGAATCTCTTTGTTATACCGTTGACGTTCATGTTGTTCGGACTGAAACCGACGAATGTTCCTGAGTTGACGATGATGCCAGAGCAGAGAAGTTCTACACTTTGTCCAGCCGTCAAGGAAACTGTCATGGACCCGCCTCCAATGGCCGTCAATGTAACAGAACCACTGGTCAAGCAATACACTTCATGCACAACCGTAGTGGCTGTCGTTCCGAACGGACCGTTAGTGCCACCCGTAAGCGTTACGATCTTGTAATTTGAGTTTGCTGTAGCCATGTACTTCTGTTTTTACTAAATAGAACCAGCTTATAACAAGAACAGCCTTTTCACCGCACAATGCAATGAAAAAGCTGTTCCTGTTCGTTTCAGTTGAATCCCTCCCTCATTTCGAAGGAGCCATTACAAGATCACTTCTTGGTGATGTCCTCGATCTTGTCCTCTATCTTCTCTCCGAACTTGCCCTTCAGGTACCATCCACCAGCTATGCCAGCGGCCATCAGGAACAATGAACCGAAGCTCTTCGAGAAAAAGTAGACAGCAGCGAGAGCAAGGGCTATTGCGCCTAGGCTATAGAGTCTTTCCTTTGTTATCATGAGTTTCTATTGTTGACCATAAATAGAGCACATGTCTATTTAAGTCATGTCATGCACTTCGTCGATCTGTTCGTCTATGGAACTTTACTGGACCAAGGAACAAGGGAGGCCCTTCTTGGTCGACCAATGCCATATATGGAGCGAGATACTTTAAGTGGTTTCAAACTAGATCCTCTGATTATCAATGATATACAATATCCAGCGGTTGTCAGAAGCAACTCCTCCATGGTACATGGCGCTGTCATTGTGATACATGAAAGCGAGCTTCGTTTATTGGATGAGTATGAAACAGATAGCTACGGTCGTATATTTGTCAGGCTAATGAGCGGAAGAAAGGCTTATGTCTATGCAAAGAAGGAAGAGCCACAAAACATAGAACTCATGGAAGAGAAGGTGTTATACAATGTCCTCAAGCAGGTTGCGAGAAAAGAATCGATCACTGCTGCTCCCGATTGGAAATATGTGGATGCCCTTGCAGAGATAGGAATGATCAAGAATGGGTGGGACAGAGAATTGACCCCTCTTGGAGTTTTCATGTTGAATACCCTTGAAAACAAAATAAACCCATGGGGTACATAACAGCCATGTACAAATTCATTTCCATAATAGACGGAACCAAGATCGCCGATTTCGATGAGTTCGTGGAGCGGCTCGAAAGTCTAGGCTGTACCGTAAAGGATAAGCACAAACTTATTGGTGTAATAGCCGGAGAGTGTCCCATGCATCCAAGTGAGATCAAGATTGAAGGATTGACCGCTGAAGAGGACACGATAAAGAAGGTGGTTGCTGACCCTGAAAGCGACATCCAATAAAAAAGAGAGGCCCTTTCGAGCCTCTCTTTTTTCTACCGGAGGATCATAGACCTCCAGTGCGGTTAATTTGTAGTACCATTCCTTCGGAAAGGCACTTAGGCGGGAATTCTCCTTCGCCCATTCTGTCACAAAGCGTTTCTCAATGTGAGGATAACGCTTTTCCACTTTAGCCCAGACATATTGTACTGGAGCACGGTATCCATTTCGATGGACCCACACGACTCTCCAAAGTCGCTTTACCTCTGAGGTAATCATTGGCATGCAACTGCATGCGCTATGGGGGTCTCTCTAGCATTACGGTGCAAATATAATCAAACTCTAGGCATAACCAACATTGGGAATGTGCCGTCATGGTTGTTCGCGGTTGCAGCCATGCGCTTGCATTCAAACCCTTTTTTGTTGGCCAGTTCCTTGGCGTCATCAATGAAGCTCGGACTCACGTTCACGATGAATCCGTGTCCCCAGTTCTGATCGAATTTCACCTTTCCGTTCATATATCCTCCGAATATGTCTTTTGCCAACTCTTCTTTTGGTTCTTCTGGCTGCTCATAGTTGGCAAGAAAGTCATACATGGTGGTTTCCGCATCCCCGTTCAACGGTCCGAACTTTTTCTCAAACTTGTTTCTAACAAGGTTGTATACGGCCATCGGATTACCGGGATTGCGGATGGCGAATTCATACACCTCAAAATCATTGTCAGCGAAAAGAATAAGCTGATCGGCATCATATGTCATTGCGCCTGATTCAAATCTCTGATCCCCAAATGCTTCGAGGATGATATTCTGTATGACGTTCCTTAGTTTCATGTGACTATAAATAGGAATTTTTCACATCATGTTTCAATTCCTTCGGTTGGTTGGAAAATGCACAGTATTTACTGTCAAACCAACAAAAACCAACAAACAAAATGCTTATCACAATCACGAACGAGCAGAAGGTTGAAGTAACCCTCGCTCCTACCACCGAAGCTGGTAACCCTGCAACTCTTGACGGCGCTCCTGTGTGGACCGTTGTTTCCGGTGACGCTACCCTCGAAGTGGCCGCTGACGGTCTTTCCGCCTTCTTGGTATCTGGCGCCGCTGATGTCAACTCTGTTATCGAAGTTACCGCTGACGCCGACCTTGGCGAAGGTGTTGTGACCTTGACCGACACGATCGACCTCGCTGTTGTTGCTGCTTCCGCAAGCGCTCTTGGCCTTGTGGCTGCTACCCCTGTTCTGAAGTAATCGCAACTACTGAACAACAATGGAAGCAAACCTCATATTCGCCAACGTAAAGGCTTATAACGTCGTTAAGTTCGACGTGAAGCTTGGCGAGAACTTCGAGATCGAACTTGTCAACGTTGACAGGACGATGAGATGGTTCTCCGACAATGATCAGGTTCTTTCCATTGCAGTTGAAGACGGAGGCCAAACCGCCAAGATCACGGCGACGGCCAAAGGAAAGTGCGATATCCAGCTTCAGAGCAATGGTGAGATCGTCATGACGCTTCAGGCTGAAGTATACGACAACGTAGCTACGGCCTTGAACCCAAGTGCTGGTGCTGCTATCTTGAAGTAACAGCAAAGAACTCATAAATGGGAAGCCCGCCATAGTTGGCGGGCTTTCTGTTTCTATTTATCAGTATGAACATAAGAGACATCATTCGATCCATTCTCAAAGAGGAGCTTGAAGCTCCGATGGTCAATAGCAAAGAGGCTTATTTCCAAGCTGGAATGAACGCTGGAATGGCCATGAGAAGGAACAATCAGTCCGGATATCAAAGACAGAAGCAATGGCTGTCAAAAGCTCTTTCCATGGAGACCGATGTCAACAGGTCGATAGCTCAGTCTGAATTTGACAGAGGGTATTACGAAGCAAATCCAAAACGTGCTCCTGAATACTTCAAGGAACAAGATGGTGGGAGCGAATATCCGAAGGTCTCTTACTTGAAGAAAACGACCGAGTTCAGGTATGGTCTTGGCGGTCTGAAGTCCACAAGCTTCCCAAGAGGAACAAAATGCCTGCGTGCTGACAACCTTCCAAGCGATGAACATGGAAGACCATCCTATTGGGTGAGCCCAACAGAGCAAGTGCAGGATGAAGAGCTTGCATCTTGGCTGGATACCTATGGATTCCACGTTTCATTTGACGAGGTAAGCCCGTTCAACCTCTCCCTGAAAGAGGATCAGGCTGGAGGCGATACCTTCTATGTTGTTTATGACTATACCGAAACCGGACCTGAAGAGCCGGAGTTGCATGGGGTCTATACCGACCTTGAAAGAGCTAGAAGCGAAGCCAAGATGATCAGAGCGGCGCATCGCAAGAATCCGTTGCATACATGGCCTCTCCTTGGAGATGAAGCCGCAAAGGTCAAGGTAGCAAGCCCATCAACGGTGTCCTTGGCAAAGGACTACAATCGCTTCTATGCAGGACCCGTATATGCTGCTTGATCGTGAATATCAGAGGGCTCATAAGAAGCGTATTAAGAGAAGGCGTGATAGTCCCGCCAGACATTCCTAATTCAAGGACGTTCTGGCATGGGGGTAATTTGGACAACATGAAGGATGATATCAACCATGCAAAGAGCAGGTATGAATATGGTCCGGGCCTTTATTTGACAACCAGCTATGAGCTTGCCAAGGATTATGCCAAGGGCAGCAGGAAACTATACATGGTAACCGTAGATAACGGAAATGACATATCGGACTGTTCCATCAAAAGAGATGCGATTGATGAATTCGTATACATGAATGTCATATCTTCAAAGAAGAAGCTTGTTAAAGAGGCTCTTGATAGATGGACACGTAATGATGGAATGGTAAGTGCCGACATATTCCTGAACATCATGCTGAACGAATCGGCTGTCAAACCTACCAACGCGGGAAAGATCAGAACGTTCCTCGTAGAATCAGGAGTGGACTATCATGTTACAGGGAACATCCGATACAACGGCGAAATGATGGTGCTCTTCAACATGAAGAAGATCGTGAAAGTTCAACGTGTGCTCCCGACCGATGACATAGCCGTATTCGACCTTTGATCAATTCAAGGGATACACTTTCCCAGCGGAGAATGGAGATATCTCGCCATCCTCCACTCCAATAACGACACGACCACCATCATTGACCACGTTCAATGTTCCTTGGAAATGGTCGAACCAATATTGCATTTTCCCGCTCATTCCATTGGCTTTGCAGATGGCGAGCACCTCGTTCATGCGTGGAGATGATGGAAGCTCTCTTGAATCCTTTATTCCCAACACGTTCCACAATTCGCGGACTCCAACATTGGCTTCTTCGTTCAGGTTTTGGTCATCCAAGAATTCAACAGACAAAGCTTTCACCATTTTGTCGTCTTCAACTCCCATGTTGAAATACTTCCCAACGTAGTAGTCCTCTATCTCCCGCTTTGTGCCATTGATAGGCGTTTCGATCGTATTACCATCTTCGAAAGTCACCTTGATGTGTCTGCGTCTACTGACATCATCTGAAATCCCGGCCATCTCAGACTCTACCAAACCCTTGATCTTGTTAGGTAGCTTTCCCAAGTCGACCTTTCCCTCCTTCATGTGCTTTCTCACCTCTCTCTTCAGTGATTCTGAAAGGTTTGACAACTTGATGGTTTTGCGCTTCATTGGTCTATGGTTGAGTTACTCTTAAATAGTTGTAGATCAACGGTTCATCTTGAGTTCCACCGGGGAAACTATCATCGCTGTTTGTTGAAGCGTGGCAGACGACTCTCCAATACCGCACCACCATCCGAAATCCTTGACCCTTTGGGCGGCTTCATCAACCTTATCATCATCGACGGATACGACCATGAAGCGTTCATAATCGGTCGGACGTGGGTCTACGCCCGTTCCATATCCCCACATGTCACCGAATATCTTCTCTCCCATGCGCTTCCAATATCCTATTCCCTTGTCATAGTTGAGAGCAAAGTCATAGAACGCGCTTTCCTCATCTTCTCCGAATTCATCAGGCAAGTATCTTCCCTTTTTCTGGAATATGTCCATGAAATAGTCAAACAAGTCACGCAGATCTCCATTGCTGTTGGCAAGTCTTTGATCGCTTGTGAACCTTGAATTGTAAGCAAGGTTCAGCAATTCACGCGCGGTTTTCGTTTTGGCTTTGTTCTGGTACAATTCCAATATCACCGTTCTAACCGTCTTTCGAATGTTCATCAGGAATAAATAGGACGCTGTAGGAGCTATCATTGCTATTTATATCAGATTATGGAATCAATGGCATATGTCGAAAAAATGATTCGTAGAATCATCAAAGAGGCCTTTATTGATGCTTATGGTGAACTGGGCGGCTTCTCACTCCATAAAAACAAGTTCTACACCCATAAGGTGGGAGATAGGGATGTGAAATTCCTAGTTAGCGACAATGATGAGGCGAAGCACCCTCTTTTAATGCGTGACAATGGCATATCCAATGCATTGGGCGGTGGCTCCAATGTCAAGAATCTTCCACATGTAAGAATCATGCTCTCAAATGGGCATCTTCATGACTACGTCATGATACGAGCCAAGGTATATCCTGTCTATATGGTCAAGGACTTATTGGGAAAGAGCATGGTGGGCTTCGATGCTCACATAAAGAACATGTCATTGATCCGCTCCATAGAGAACCTCGACATTGTCCATTTCAACAACAATTATGTAGATCCTGAATTCCTTGAACTTAAGCGCAGATATTCCAAGTTGATGACTGACATCGCGGTGTATGAAAGCGGAAGAGAAAAGATTATGGATCTATTCGACATTCTTGACATTACCCAAAAACAATATATCGCCTATTTGGATGATCCCAATCGCACAAATAAGGATGGCTCCATAGATGCCAGTCGCGCTGGTGTTCACCATAAGGTGTATAACTTCATTGAGTAAGGTTCAACACATAGCGGAACTTGCCACAGTCCCAGATGCGATCGAACCCTGCTTCTTGCATCATCTGCCATTCGGTCTTATCTGAATTGTAGATATGGGGGAACTTTTTGGCGATGGATGACTTGCCGAATTGAAATTTGTTCCACCTCTTTGTTCTGTGCAGTCTATTGTTGTAATAGTGATATTCTGGCGGTGTGGATCCATCGAATTGAAATCCCAACTTGGTGTACATGTTATTGTTGGCGCTCAAAGTCCATCTTCTATCGGCGAAGCTCATGATAGACTTCGCTCCAACATCTCTTATGAATGACGCGAGGAGCTTACCAGCGCCGCCGCGTACGAAGAGTCCATCTTTGGTTGCGAATCTCTTCAATTCATACTGCCCGTCTTTTGACCGGGTCATATTCCTGTGAGGGTCGAATGTCATGACCGCAACAAGGTCGTCGTTATGCATCAAACCATAATGGATCGTTGACCTGTCCTCTCCTTGAATGTGATACTTGTTCAAGAACAAGTTTTTCATGGACGCGTCAATCAATACAGTCTCGCAAATTCTGGCATTCACCTTCTTGCTGTTGTCACGACCCAATATTCTTCTCAATTTCGAACGAACTTGTTCTCCACGCTCTTCCCACTCGTCCTCGAATATCTGCACAAGCCCATATCCGATGTCATTCATTTTGGACAACTTGTTGAGATGATGTGTTCTGCCTTTCTTTCCATACAACTCGGAATGATATCGATTTCCATTGAACTCAATTCCTATGTTGACCGCTGGAACGACTATGTCGACCTCAGTCCCTTTCAGCAGACTTCTGTTGCTACCACTGAACTCTAGTCCAAGGCTGGAGATGAACCCTCTCAAGTCGGTCTCTGGTCCAGAAACCCACTTGGGAACAGCGATTTCTTGTGCTGACGCTAATTGTGCAGACATTCTCTTCTTGAAGTCATTGGAACATGACATTGACATTGGATATTTCAACTTGTACTCCCATGATGTCATACCATGCTTCTTCAGGTGGGAATTGGTGACATACTTAAGCTTCTCTCCGCATTCCATGCAGTTTATGAAATCATCACCATAGATGGATGTATCGAATCGAGCCGCCGTATTTTCATTGGATAACGCCGTAGAAAACAGATCTGTTTCTTGAGAATGAATGGCGACGTGTTCCGATGGTGAAAAGCCATGCACATCTCTAACATGGGTCGTGTACCATCCACTGGAATTGGTCATGTCGTATGTTTTCCAATCACAATAGGCACATTTCCTCTGAGGTAGAGGCTTCTCTGTATTCTCAACGAAATCAAAGTAATGCGAATGCCAAGGATGTCCCATTTCTTTCTCATAAGACCTTTTCTTGTATCCAGTTGGAATCTCTATTCCCGGAATGGTCATCTTCAAATGACGTATGAGTACTCCTGAAGAATTTGTGAAGTCATTGAACTTCTTGCCCGTCATGCGACAGATGGCGAAGTACTTTTTCCCTTCGTCAAAAATCGTTAACTGCCTAGGATTGTCGAAGACTATATTCTCCTTCAACTTCTCCTGCCGAAGACGTTTATGCTCTTTCTTCCGCTCGCCCTTTTTGGTCTCCTCCGTACCTTCAGGAAATGGAACGAACATTCCCCAATCCTTGATGATGCGTTCTGCCAGCGAGGTACTCATGTTCATCACCATAGCTACTTCACGGATGGACCTGCCCTCTTCAAGGTAAGCTTTTTTGACTCCTTCGAACTGGGCTTTGGTTATATCTTCTTTCTTCATGAGACAAATGTAAACAAAAAACTTCACTCCTAAATATATGGAGTAAAGTCAAATGCACCTTAATGTAAAAAGAGGGCCCCATTGCTGGAGCCCTCCTTTCAGGTATTACCTTTCAGCTTTCGCTTAGTAGGTGTTGATGTTGTCGATGTAGACCACACCGTAGAAGCGGTTGTTCACCATCTTCTTCGCGTAACGGGTCATGATACCCTTACGTGGCGTGAAGTCATTCGGATCGTAGATCGTCTGCGTCAATTGCAGAGGGATGTACGGAGCGTAGATGTAACCAGCTTCCAAGAAGGTGTTACCCTTGTGGCCGATCAGGACGATCTGCGCAGGAAGATATGGGTCCTTGTACACTACGTAACGGCTTCCCAACTGACCGATCTTCTCGATACCGAGGTTGTACTTCTCATTTTCAGGAGAAGCACTACCATCAACGTGGAAGTACTCCAAGTCGTCGAAGATGGCACCAGCTTCAGCGGAGCACACGATCCAGTTGGCACCGCCTCTCAGCGTAGCCTTGTGGATCTGGGCGCTCAACTCGTTCACACGAGTGATGAGGGTCTGGTTCCAGTCCTTCTGGGTACCGAAGAAGTTCGCGTTGTTCTGCAAACCTTGGTAGTCCCAACGAGCGCGGAAAGGCGCACCGTTGATGAGGTCCGTGAGGATCTCACGATCGATCTCAGCAGCAACGTGCTCTGAAAGAAGAGCGGTAAGCTCAGCTTCAGCGTCAATGCTGTGGTAGGCTTCGAGGTCCTGAGCCAATTCAGGAGTCCAGTGAGCACGCAGCTTTCTGGTGATGGTGTTAACCGTCACGCTAGAGAAGCGGATGCTGATCTCGGACATTTCACCCTTCGCTTCGAGGTCATTGAAGACTTCGAACGCAGGAGTCACAGTGATGGTGAACGAAGCGCCGAACGTGCCGGAGCCGTTGTTCAACATGCTTGCGTTGAAATCGCTTCCATAGACGCCAGCAGGACGGAGGTCGAGGACCACGTTAGCTGTCGAGCTATTGAATTGATCAACACCCCATGACATGATGTTCGAGAATACTGGGACGTTTCCACCAGCAGCAACCACCAAGATGTTGGACGAACCAGCACTGTAGTAGATAGCCGTTGAAGAGGAGAACCTCAGTGTGGCTGAAGACTGCTGCTTGGAGGTCTCGAAGCCCGTGAGCGTGAACGCACCCGGATCGTAGATACCATTGCTGAAGTTGTCAGCCGTGATGTTCTTGGCAGTGCCAAGAGCGGTCTCACCCGTACCGAAGGACAGGTCAAAACCACGGTTGTTGTAGAAGCGCTCGTAAGCTGAGGTGTCAGCGAAGGTCGGGCCAGCTTGTCCGTTGGCCGTGTTCTTCGGGTTCACCTTAGATGCACGAGAAACTTCTTGAGCACGCGTAATAGGCGTGTCGAAAGTGTTGTCCGCACCGTTCCACGATACGCGAGCGTCCATGTAGAACAACAGACCAGTCGGCAGAGCCAAAGGCTGCACCGAAACAAGTTCATTGGCCAACAGACGCGAGAATACGCGACGAACGATAGGGAAAGCAACTGTGTCGAAGCGACCAGCAGAAGCATCGAGGGTTACCTCGGAAAGCATGCTAGCAGCTTGGGTCTCAAGCAACTGAGCGATGTTCGACTTCTTGTGGCCCTTCAAGCCTTCTAGCAAGCCGGACTCCTCCCAGTTCTCGATGATCATGTTTCTCTGCTCAGCGAGGGTCTTGAGTGTGGTCAGTCCCACTTTACCTGATCTCAAAAGTTCCATGTTGTGATTGTTTTGTTTTTACTCTGATTAACCGATAACTTATTCTTGGTCAGCACGATCAATACCTGCGAGCACTCTGGCACGCTTAACTGCCGTACTTTCGTAAATAGCTTCCTTTTTCGATTTTGCCACAGGGATAGCTGATGACTTCAGTCCTTTCTCTTGACTGATGTTCTTTTCGCTGATGATCTCTTTGTAGATTTTCTCAGCTTCTTCAGCATCCTTAGCGGCTTCGAAGCGCTCTGAAATGCGAGCCTTCTCTTTCTCGGTAAGTCCACCATTTGCAATGACCCGATATGCGAGCGACAGCTTTTTCTGGAAGTTTTGCACTTCATTCCACTGCTCTCTCATTTCGATGAAGGAGTTCTTGAATTCCTTCAATTGACCTTTCAAACCCTCGTTTTCCTTTTTAAGCTCGGCAATAGTTGCCTCATATTGAGCACGTACCTTATCGGTCGATTCATTCATTTTTTGGTCGTCTGAAAGCGCTCTGTTCTTAGCAGACACGGAAGGGCCAGACGGGGCACCTGCCTTGCGCTTTACGGTATTGGAGACGCCCATCATCTTCATTTCTTCCATGGTGTCTTCGTCTTCTTCCAATTCCAATTCGATGAGGTCATCCTCCTCAAGCGTCACTTCAGCAACTGGTGCTGGTGCAGCAGGAGCGGGTGCGGCTGCGCCGACACCTGCCTCATCATCAACGATATCAACGCCAGTGTCATCACCAGCCTCTCCACCTCCGGTAGCTTGTGCGATCATCTTCTTGATCGCATCAAGAAGCTCTTCTTCTGGAGACATTCCGCCAGCATCTGCTGTAGGAGCAGGAGCGGGAGCAGGGGCAGGAGCAGGCGCAGGAGCGGCTGCTGCATCATTGCCAGCAGGAGGCATGGTTTCGTTGGCGTTCATTTGTGGTGTTTGATTTGCTTCCGCTTCAGCAGTAACCTCAATAGGCTCTTCATCTGCGGTGATCTCGATTGCTTCATCATCAGAAGCTGATGTCACAGGAGTTACATCAACAGGCTTTTGGGTCACAGCATCAACTGGATCGTTGGGGACGCCATCGCCTTCTTTTGCTTCTGGTTCTTTGTGGTCCACTGAAACAGAACCATCAGCATCGACTACGATCTTCATGTCAGGAGTTTCGATCTTCATCTCACTCTCATTGACTGCCGTTTCGGAAACGATAGACTGATCCTCCTCCTCTTTCTGGACCTCTTCAATAGCGTCTTCGATCAACTTTTGGATCTTCTCTTCGCTTTCCCTAAGGAGACTTTCCTTAGCCAGATCTACGATGGAGTTGAATTCTAGTTTCGCCTTTTCGACGGCACTAACCTTGTTCTTATCACTCATATCGTTTTGTCGATTTCCAATAAATAATGGTCAAAACTGGTTTTCCCTTTCAGTTACAGGTTTTTCCAGATTTTACTGTTCTGCAAATCCTTCAAATGGGCATACTTGCTGATGCTGTTCTCAACCGATACAGCATCACCGACTTTAAGGGGCCTCATGTATTTGGACTCCCTGAACAGCCATGCGCCCGGAGTTGAAGGAGATGACACGAAGTCAAATGCGATCAATTCGAAATCCTCTTGAACGATGGATTTGTCGCCCTGCTCCTTCACCGAACCAACACCTCTGCTTGAAATACCCAATTGGATATCGGACTTCAAAAGTCCCTTGAGAATATTACCAGAAGGCGTTTCAGCGATCTGTACTTTACCCATCAACGTATCACCCTCCCACCATAGATCAACCACTTTATGTGATACATTGGAAAGAGAAACAATGGCTGAATTGCCAGTCCAATGCGCCTTGCCGTTACGCATTGTGTAGAAATTACCATTCTTGACACGGACGCAATAAACGCGGTCATCGTACTGCACTTTCTCGATGGTCATCATCCTTTTATCGAGATAGATGAAGTCCGTGGATGAAATGTTCAGATTGTATTGCTTTGCAGAGTTCTTCGCTTTGATGGTGCGGGCAACTTTTTGTCTTGTCTTGACCATCGATAACGTACCGTCACCATTATCAACCTCTTGATCGACCTCTCTCCATTCATTGATGATGCGGTCTTTTGGTTGCCATTCAGAGATGTTGCCACTGCCACCGATTTTCACAAGAATTTCGTGCAGGTCGTGAATGAGGCGTTCCGAGGTGGAGAATACCGATTGCTTGATCCACTCTCCGTTCGGTCCTTGCTTAACGTTCCTGCCATCACCCTTCATGAAAGCTTCGAACAGGATTTTGAGCAAGCGTGGTGATGCTTGCTTCATTTCCTCGGGTATGTATTTGTTATGGGAGCCCCCTAGAGGGAGGAGGTATGAATGCAGACGTCTATCGCTGATAATGAAATCAACCTTTCCATCATCATATTCCCTCTTCCTAGAAAGGAATGGAAGTCGCTGTATCAGTTCATTGATCTCCTTTTTTGTTTCTTCTTTTTTTTGTGTGATCTTACTTGTGTATTGGTAGCGGCCCTCATAATCGCCTCCGCATACACCAAGAGTTGATCCTTCTGAGAGGTACCAACCCATGAATTCAAACCAATCTTCTGCTTTAACATCAATATCCTTGGATTGCTCAGTTATATGCCATTTGTGAGAATTCTCGCCGAAAACATGAACGGCAGGAACAGTGAACACATCCATTTCATTCCCTACCCAATTACCCTTTTTAGGGATTTTCCACTTGTTGTCGCGGTACTCGAACAATTCAGAAGCGGTTTTATAGAAACGCTTACCGTATCGGTCCTCTATCAGAAATCTGTGATTTGGAGTAACAAGCTGATCTACATTCTTTCCCTTGAAATGGAACATATCCCCCTTATAGGGTTGATCGATCTTTTTCTCTATCTGTTGATACTCGATCACGTTGGTTTCGATGTTGAACGTTGCAACCACTTCATCATCGGTTACATCTTTCCAAAATTTCCACCCTTTTGAGGTGAGAATTTTGCTCATAAAGTCCTGACAATCAGGATGATCTAACTCCCCCGTGGCGATCTTCTTTCTTACAGAATCCATGTACTTGTCGACCTCACGCTCAAGAATGGCCTTTGGATATACACGACCGTTCCTGTTAAGGCAATTCGCTTTCTGCATGATGCCCTGCATGATGATGGGCTGATGCTTTGCCTCAGCTTCCATTATCATTTCACGGGATGCTCCGAATTCATAGAACTCGCTGATGATATACTTGTTATCAGGATTGTTCAATAGCAAAATGTTCTCTGGCATGTCGATAGCTTTGGTATAAATAGAAAGGAAAAGGCCGCTCTTCGCGGCCTTTGAACACATAGCTTGGCTACGGTCACCTATTTGTCCTTCTTATCTCAAAGCCTTTACGCTCCATCATGAGGTCACTACTGACGAACGCTTCTGCTATTTTCAATGCTGCATTGTAAAGCGTGTTCTCTTTCTTGGCGGCAAGCGGTATCTTCTTTCCTTTGATGTTGGCGGTATGGAGATATAGCTCGATGTTCACGTAATTCCTCTTTTCATTGTAGTTGAAGTTGTCTGGCATGTTCACAATGAAAATGTTCTCTCCTTTCTTGGGGAACATAGGCTCATCCTTCAAATACCCATTGTCAATGAACTTGTGACAGTTATGTATCTCCCTGTGCAACACCGATCTGGCATTTTGGATCTTGTCCATTGGTTTTGTCCAGAATCCCATCGATATGTATATGGTGCTAGGGGAATCCCTGTATTCCATCGCTCCTATCTGAACTTTTACATTGTTGTTCGATAGTTCGCTCTTCTTCACCTTTATTTCCCTTGCAGTTCGAGACATGCTATATCATTTGAACAAAATATAGTCAATCCAACGCGCTAAAACAAGAACGGGACCTAAGGGTCCCGTTCTTTTGTTCGCCTGTCTGTTACTTGCTTAGCATGTCCTTGAGTTCAAAGCAGGAGATGATGTACTCGTCACTTGTCAACACGTCATCATTAACCTCCTTTTTCAACTTGCTCTTGAACGTTTCCAAAATGACAGTATCATCGCGGCTATTGCCTTCATCGTTCATTTTCGACTCGATCAAGTCGATAAGATCTCCGCGCATGCGCTCGATCTGCTCGCGCTTGCTCTTCTTTTCGCTTATGAGCACTTTGAAAAGCTCCCTCTCGGACTCATCCAAGGCTTCATATCTCTCGTTGAAATATCCCAAAGCATTCTTGGTGATGAACTTCCAGAACTTGTTGGCTTGCGGTCTTTCCTTTTCTTCGTTCACCTCATCGCCTTCAACCTTGCGGGTAAGATGCTCTATGAGATGGCTGTAAGCCTTCGCATCCCTATCCCAATCCTTGAATTGAGGGTTTATTGAGGCTTCTATCAATGTTGATACGCTTTCATACAGTTCTACATTCTCTTTTTTGGCAAGTACCGTCCACTCGTCAGGTCCACCAAGAATGCTTTGCCGCAGATTGGCGTTTTCGTTCTGTAGCTTGGCCCAGCTTTCCTCCTTCAACATGCCAATGTTCTGCTGGATGAACCTTTCGGCCAAACGCTCCTGCGAAAAGGGCTTTGTCTTCTCGAAGTTCTTGTAGATGAGATATTGTTTCTTCAGAATGGGAGATTTCCTCACCGCCTCCATGAAATTGACCATTG